TTTGGTTTTACTGGAGGTTTTGTTTGTTTTTTAGGTTTTACTTCTATAAGATATGATTTAATTTTATTATGAGATTCTTTTACCTTAATATAAAAGTCTGGGAAGTATCTATGAACCCTTCTATCAACAGGTGATCTGTAAGGAATTGCAATTTCTTCACTCCACCATTCTAATATATTTCTATTTTTATCACAATAAACCATGAATTTTCTTTCCCATAAAGAACGATATACTATATTCATGGGATTACCTTTATACTTCTCAGGATAAGATGGTCGGTATTTTCCTTTATATGTCATGCTAAATAGGTATAAATAAACTCATAATAGATATTTAGCGTGGCAAGACCAAGACCAAGAAGAATAAGTGATTTCAAACCAACTCTAACTAATCTGGCTCAAACTTCTCATTATGAAGTTCGTTTTGGTAGAGCACCTGCAGGATTAGCAAATTACTTAAAGGGAAGAGGAGTTGATGGAAGATTCATAACAGGAGATATGGGTTTACTATGCTTTTCTGCTCAAATACCATTTGCAAATATTGCTACCGCAAATGTAACAGGTGCTTTTACAGGAATAGGAGAAAAATTTGCACATAGTAGGATATTTACTCCAATTACACTTACCTTTTATGTTGATAAAGAATATAGGGTTCTTAAATTTTTAGAACATTGGATGGAATTTACTGCAGGTGGAACTCATGCACCTGGCGGTAGAACGGGTGTCATAAAACAAAATAGATCAAATTATTTCATAAGGATGCAATATCCTGAAGAATATAGAATGGAAGAGACTAAAATAATAAAGTTTGAAAGAGATTATGCAAATAGTCTGGAATATACTTTCTTTAATTTATTTCCCCAGAATGTAACTAATATTGCAGTTTCATATGATCAGTCTAAGACTTTAACTGCTTCTGCTACATTTGAATACACACGTTATGTTTCTGGTCCTATTTCCTCTATATCTGCATACCGTAGTGGTGCAGGATTTAATAATTTAACCGTTGATGAACTTAAAAAACACGCTAACTTCAAGTTTAGAGATAAAGAAGATATTAATAAGAAAAATGACATAGTAAAGGCAGAAGAAAACAATATAAAACCTAAATTCAGTGGTAGGATAGAGAAAGACGGGAGAGGACCTGAACTAAATAATCTCTCAGAATTATACATATGGTCAGGATCTAATGGAGGACTCTCCTTCTAAAACCCGAAAAAACTCTGCTATATACTATACGAATTGTTATAATTTATTATGCCTTTACCAACCATTACGACTCCAACCTATGAGTTAGAGTTACCTGTTACGAAAAAGACCATAAAATATAGACCTTTCCTTGTTAAAGAAGAAAAAATTCTTGTGATGGCAATGGAGAGTCAAGATGAGAAGCAAATTGGTCGTGCTGTTAAAGACGTTCTCTCTAGTTGTGTACTAACCAGAGGTATTAAGGTAGATAAACTACCAACTTTTGAAATAGAATATTTATTTTTACATGTTCGTGGTAAATCTGTTGGAGAACAAGTTGAAATAATGTTAACTTGTCCTGATGATGGGGTAACACAAGTTCCAGTTTTGGTTGATATAGATGAAATTAAATTAGACATGGATCCAGATCATGATAAAGATATAGTTTTAGATGATAATTACACTCTAAGATTAAAATATCCATCTCTAGGTCAGTTTATCAAGTCTAATTTTAATGAAACTGAGGTTTCTGTAGAGGATACTTTTGATTTAGTTTCTGACTGTATAGAACAAGTTTTCAGTCCAGAGGAGTCATTCGCTGCTTCTGATTGCACAAAGAAAGAACTGAATACTTTTCTTGAACAACTTAATTCTAAACAGTTTAAAAAAATTGAAAAGTTTTTTGAGACTATGCCAAAGTTAAAACATACTTTTGATATAGTTAATCCCAAAACTAAAGTTAACAATAATATCGTTTTAGAAGGGTTATCGTCTTTTTTCGAGTAGCCATGGCTCATGAATCTCTTGAGTCATACTTCAAGACGAATTTTGCCTTGATGCAACATCATAAATATTCATTAACAGAGTTAGAGAATATGATGCCTTGGGAGAGAGAAATATATGTAACTCTCTTATCTCAGTACATTGAAGAGGAAAATTTAAAACGTGGTGTAAATGGCGGCCAATGATCAATTTTTTAATTTAGGTAATAATCCCAATCTGGATGCAGCAGATACTGGGATAGATCCCACTACGGGAAAAATTTTGTCGAACGAAGAAAGAAAATCAATATTTAGAAATCGTAGCATATTATCTCAACAAAATAGACAAGCAATTGCTAGAACCAGTAAAATGAATTTTGGTGGTGGAGGTGGTGCTTTAGCAAAGATTTTTCAGAATTCTCAACGATCTAGCGAGTCTAGTAGGAGGGTTCAAGCTCAAAGTAGTATTGTTCCTGATCAAAATTTAACTAAAAGAGTAGAAGTATTAGAAACTAAGGTACTTCGTATAAACTCAAGTCTTATTAATGTTAGAAAATTACTTCAAAAAGGAAATGCAACTGATAAAAAACTTTTAGATGAATTAGTAGCACAACAAAATTTAGCATTCCAAAATAATATAAAGAAAGAGAGAGAAGAAGAATTAGAAGAACCTGAAATAGAAAAAGAATTAAAACCAAAATTAGAAAAAGTTGAGAAAAAGACAGTTGGATTTTTTGAAAAAGTTAAAAAGGCACTTTTAGCTCTTTTTGGTGGTATTATTCTTAAAAAAATATTTAAAACCTTTTCAGAGTGGCAAGATGGTAACAAAAAAGCATTTAAAAAGATGCTCATTGATCTTAACTCTACTTTACAACAGGCAGTTTTTGGATTTCGTATAGTTAGTAGAGTTCTAGGAAGTCTAGGAAGTCTTGCTGCTAGATTTGCTAGAAGTCTTGTTTCATTTACTGGTAGGATTATAACTTTCCCATTTAGGATTGCAGGAAGAGTCATCAGAGCTGCAGTAAGAAAAGCATTCGTAGGTATAAAAAGGGCAATTGGTCCTGGTATGAGAAAAGCAATAAAAGGATTCTTTAATATAGGTAGAACTGGTACAAAAGTTAGCACAAAAGTTGCAGGGGAAGTAGCAGAAAAAGTAACAGTTAAGGCAGGACAGAAACTTGCTAAGAGAGGACTTTTGGGATCTATACCCTTTATTGGAACTGGTCTTGATATTTGGGGTGCTGTCAGTGAAGGTATGAAGGGTAACTGGGTAGGTGCAGGACTGTACACTGCAGGTGCAATTACCAGTTTGATACCAGGTATGCAAGCTTTTTCTGGGGTGTTAAGTGTAGCTGCTATGGGACAATCTATACACCAAGACTTGAAGAGAGATGCCGATAAATTGGGAGTAGATGTTTCTGGTAACAATGAACAACCTAATATAAGTTCTAAACCAACCACTGATCCTAATAGTGTTGGACAACTAACTGAGCAACAAGCAATTATTAATCTACTTCAACCTAATACAATGGGTGGTAGTAAAGGTAACACGACTATTGCAGATGCAAGAAATGATGTTCCTCTAATACCAAGTCATAATAATGACAATTCATATACATTATTTTCAGAGTCAACTTATAACGCATACGTATCATAATGGCTAAAGTACCTATAACGACATCTGGTGGTAAAACGATGAAAAGATCTCCCATATCTTCTATGGGTGGTGTTTTTAGTTCATTGAAAGGTAATATGAAATCTATGGCAAATAGTATGTTTGGTTTACAAAATGATTTAAAACAAGATAATCAACAAAAGCAAAAAAATTATCAAACTATTAGACGTAATTTATCAAAAAACAAAGATTTAAAAAAGAAAAAAACTGCTGAAAAGAATTTAGAAAAATCTAATTTAGTGGGAGATTCAATTGGTAATATCACTAAGTTTGTTGCTAAAACTGGAGGTGGTATTTTCAGTAAAATAATAAAAGTTCTTTTACTGATAGGTGGTGCTTGGTTACTTAAAAATGCTGAGAATATAATAAAGACTGCACAAAAGGCATTTAAAATAATTCAGGATGTTTGGAATGGAGTAAGTAAATTTGTAAGTGGGACAATTGATATTGTAAAAGGCATGGCTAAACTTATACTTGCAACTGGAGCAAATATCATAAGTTTTGATTTTGCAGATAAATCAGGAAGGATAAAAGATGCACTTTCTGATGTAGAACTTGGATGGGAAAAATTAAATTCTGCTATTACTGGTGCAGAATTAGTTCTTGATGATCCAGAATCAGAAGCATTCAAAGAAGATTTTGAAGAGGGTGGAGATCTTGATGAGCAAAAAGAAGAGGATGAAGAAGGGGTAACGAATCAAAAAGATACTAACACAGTTGGAGAAGATCCAAATAATAAAAATAACCAACCTGCGATTGGAGATTATAAAGTAATTGAAACTTCAAGAGGAGATAAGTATAGAGTTTGGGATGGAGGAAAGTGGGGTGCAAAAACTAATGTTAAACCTAGAGCTGGAAAAGAATGGAGGGGAGAAACACCACCAAATATAGATGATAGAGATGAAACTAAAATGGAGACAAAAGAGCAAGTTTCAGCAAAAGATCAAGTCTATGGTCAAGTAAGAAATGCTAAAGCAAAAATTGACAGTCAACCTAAGATAGATAGATCAGATAAAATTAATGATAAAATAGATGCAGTAACTCCAGATAATCAACCAAAAGTAATTAACGTCATTGATAATAGACAACAAACAAATATGGAAAATGAAGGTAGAAAACCAGGATATAAAAAACAATTCATTCGTACTGCTGATGATTCTGTTACAACTAAACATCAGCAGAATATGTTTGATTTAACTTTGGTGTAAAAAATGTCAGGAATTAACGCAGCTGGTAATGCATCCAATCCATGTGCAATAGAGCGATTTGATTTAATCTCAGATCGAAGAGCGAAACCATTTAATCTGGCTCCATATATTGCAGCCATAGATTATTATGAAGATGTTTTTTCTCCTACAATTACCATGAAAGTGATGATTTTAAGTGAATCTCAAAATGTAACAGATCAAACTGAGGAAGAGGATGATGAAGTTGATAAGAAGGAATCAGAACCAAAGGATACAGACTTCAAAGCACTTTATGATGGACTTCCTATTAGAAGTGGAGAAAGATGTATGATTAAGGTGGGAGCAAACGTTGATAGTAACATTCCGTTAGATTTTTCTGAAAATGAACAGCGTCAACTTTTTGTTAGTACTGTTACTAATATTGTTAGAGATGCTAAGAGAGAATTATTTACCTTACATTTAACATCTAGAGAAGCAGTAATTAATGAAACATCTAGAGTATATAAGAGGTTTAAACCTGATCAAAGAATTGATGCTAGTGTAAAGCAAATTTTAAAAGACAGTCTTAATGTGGGTGAAGATTATTCAGATGTTGATCCCACAGCAAATTCTTACGGATTTGTTGGAAATCTAAGAAAACCATTTGCTATTTTAGTTTGGTTAGCAAAGAAGTCTGTTACAACTGTTAATGGTGGTAAAAGTGCAGGATTTTTATTTTATCAAACTAAGTCAGGTTTTAAGTATAAATCTGTTGACGGGTTAATGAGACAACCCGTGTTAAAAATTAAGGATAAGGAAGATCGTGAAATAACCATATCTTACAAGTATAGTGAAGCGACAGTAACATTCGATGAAAATAATATGCAAATTAATAATGATTTAAAAATATTAAGATTTTCATTTACAAAAAATAATGATTTAATAAAAGATTTAAGACTGGGAACATTTTGTTCTAGTGGCATGTATTTTAATCCTTTTACTTTTAAATTTGAAACAAATGTATATAAGAGAAAAGATTATGTAAGCAAGGATGAAATTGCTACGATGGGAGATGAAACTTATGTTCCTTTAAAATTGAAGAAAGACTCAGATGCAACTATAGAAGATACCGCAACCAGAGCATTAACTGGGGTTGTTGATATAGGTGTATATGTACAAAAAGATAATGATCATCTTAAGAGATCTGATCCATTAGCACATCAGATGCAATCTATCGCAAGATATAATACTTTATTTTCAAATTTGGTAGATATGGTTGTTCCTTTAAATTCAAATTTAGAAGTAGGAATGGTTATTGAATGTACTTTCCCTAAAATGTCTACCACAGCAAAAACAGGAAATTTAGAAGATCCACAACGAACTGGTGCATACATAATTAAAGAACTATGTCATCATTATGACATAGAAAAAGCATATACCTCTATGAAATTGATGAAAGATTTTCCTGGAGATAATATTGAGAGAGCACTGGAAACCGAGGTCGTGGAGGCAGCAGAATAATGAGAGACGAAACTAACATAAAAACTAATTTTCTTGGAAGAGATGGATTTAGATGGTGGATTGGTCAAGTCGCTAAAAACGCAAAAATAAAATGGGGAAGTGATAAGCGTTGGGGTCATAGAAGGCGAGTCAGAATTATGGGGTATCATCCTGGAGAGGATTTATTACCAGATGAAGACTTACCTTTTGCAAATGTAATGGTTCCTACAACTTCAGGATCAGGTGCAAGACAAAGATGCGAATCTATCAGAATTGAACCTGGAGATATCGTAATGGGATTCTTTTTAGATGGAGATGATGCTCAAGTTCCCTGCATTATTGGTACATTTGGAAATACAACTAAAAAAACTGAAAACTTTTCAAATTTTTATAAAGCATTTGAACCATTCTCTTCTTTTGATGAAAATTTTGAAGCTGCAGATGCACAGATTATTACAAAAGATGAAACTAATGAAGAGAAAACTACCTGTCAACTTAGTCCCATTAACTGTACAAAGGAAGATGCAGAGAAAAATGGCACTGTAACTGTAAGTGACAATATTGGTGAAGAAGTTGTTACTCCTAGTGCTTGTGTAGATGCAAGTACAAGTAAAGTTAATGGAAAGGTTAATAATTTTCTGAAAAAATTTAAAAAACTTTCAGAGATGGGTGAAGGAAGAATTGATAAGATTGATCAACTAGTAAAGGATACAACCAAAGGTATAACAAAAAGTATTAATGGTTTAACTGGAGATATTAGCACTGGTATTCAGAAAGAATTAACAGGTAAGA